TGGCCGTCTTCGCGCGCCATCCTCTGCTCAATTGCCCGCCGCTTCGTGGCCGCCAGACGAGCCTGCGGTGTGTCGGCCGCCGCCTTCTGCTCAAGATCGTCCCGATAGGCCAAATATCCGTCCAGAACGTCGCCGATCCGGTAGGCATTCGAGCCCGATTTCTTGATCCAGCCGGCCTTTGTAAGCTGCCGGACCCGCTCGCCACTGACTTTGATGATCGATCCAGCGTCGTCGGTGGAGACGACCAGAGCCCGCCAATCTGTGACTTTCGCATGTCCCGATTTGGCGGGCCTTTTCGATTTCGATCCAGACTTTCGTCCCGATGGGCGTTTCGGCGGGCTCAATGGCAAAAACCCTAATCAAAACAGCGATTTCCAGAACCCGGGTATGCTCGAAGATCGGGCCGATCTATCGCCGCACTGCAAAGCACAAAAAACACGGTCCCTTTTCGCATCCGCGAACATTTGGGACCCACTTTCTTCGCACCCGCGAGATAGGCGTCAGAGCTTGCGGAGCACCTCGTGCTCCAGGCGTGCAGGCAGGTCTCTCTCCACTGTGGCGTGGAAGACCTTGAGGCTATCGCCACTCACCAACTCTTCGGCGATGAAGAGACCGCTCTTGACGGTCTTGAGCGGGTAGCGGGCCTTGCCTGCCCTGACGACTACGGCGCCGTTCATGCGCAGAGCGACACGGTTCGGGAAGTGTCCGCCCTTGGTGAAGGTCTTGGGGTAGAGCCTGCGCTTGCTCCAAGGGGCTGCGGTTACGCCTGCCCTTGTTTCTCGGGCAGAGAAGAACTTCAAGCGGATATCCCCGCCCTTGGCCTTGATCGTGTAGCCGGTGCTGCCGTGGAGCGCGGCGCGTGTGCTGGTGACCGCCTTGTTGATGGTCTTGCGCTTGAGCCCTGTCTGCTTGGGCAGGACTGCCCGCATGGCGGTGCGGGCCTTGTCCCCGGTGTGGTTGATTGCCCGGCGCATGGCGTCGGGCTGATCCTTTGCCAGTGCCGCGAAGCGGTTGCCGAGGTCTGCTAGAGCCTTGGCGTCAACGCGGACGTTGCTGAACATCAGCGCCTCGCAAGGTTGGCTTTGGCAGTAGCGATCTTGGACCGAAAGTCGCGGGCATCGTCGCGGATGGTGGCCGCGATGTCGCGGACGCTGGCGCCGACGGTCTTGAGGTCGCCGCGGGCCACGGCTTTGGCAGCGGCCAGCATGTGCTGGCCGCGTTCGTTGCAGCGACAGCCCATAACGCTTTACCGTGCCGCTGCGCCCAATCTCACAGGAAGCACCTTTACCGGCCAAGGTGGCAGATAGTACATGCCGCGCCCGAGCCAAGAAAAGCCAAGACGGAGCGAGATGAACCGTGGCGGCCACGTCTGATTGTCCGCCTTACCGTCTGCGTTTACGGGAATCCACTTCCACCCAATGAACGGGAGAAAACTGCCGAACAGCGGATAACCGCCCTGACCACCAAGGCTCAAGATAAATTCGCCCGTATACTCGCAACGCCAAATCTTCATCCTGCCCGCCTCTTCTGCCCATACAGCCGCCGACAAGCGCCCTCGATGATCTCGCGATCCTGCCACGGAATGCGGCTGTCCGTCAGGTCGATGATCGCAATCCCCTGATCGTGGTAAGCATTGCGCTTCACCGCCTCGTAATCGACGGCCCTCCCGATCTGCTGCGTCGGGTAATTCGTGGCCAGACGCATCACGCGGCGAGGCTCACATTGACGGCCTTGGCGCCTTTCGTGTCTTCTTTGACGTCGAAGGAAAGCCTTGTTCCGTCTACCAGTGTCTTCCCGTTGATGCCGGCGGCATCGAGAACCTTCGCGTGGAGGAACACGTCCTTATCGCCTTCCCTCTCGATAAAGCCGTAGCCCTTGTCCGAATTGAACCACTTCAGTTTACCTGTTGCCACGTCACGCTCCTACGGGCGCCGGCTCCAATCCGAGCTTGCGCCGCTTCTTTGCCTCGATCTTTGCCCGTCGCTCGGCTTGATGCTGAGCCCAGGAGAAGTCTCTTTGTTCAGGAAGATCGGACCAGACCGATTCAGTTCGTTCAGTCACTCGTTGTCCGATCGTATGTGTTTCTTGTCGCTCAAGGCTCGAAGTTGCGCAACAATGATTGCTTGTTGTGGGCTTCAACAAAATTTGGTCGTTGTCTAGATCGCCGGCGATTTTAACAAACAACCGCTCAAGCCGGTCATAGGCGGTTCGCCGCTGCCATCCAAATGCGCGACATACACGTGAGAATGAGTGACCACTCGCTGCGCTGAACGCCCAGAACCAAACTAAACGGCGCCGGTCCTCGACAACATACTTTGGAGTCCATTCGCACAGCACTTCGTCATAGCGACTGATAGCATCGGCAGAAGGCGGCAACCGCCGGAACCGCATTTCGCGTTCCTCAGCAAGTCGCTTGCTCCCCCATCCGCTCATATCCGCGAAAGAGTGAACGTACTCCGGCCAGAAAGTGGTTTTCTCAGATGGTCCAAAACGGCCGAGCGGAGAACGCCTTTCAACGTCGGCAGCTTCGACGAAACGCGCACGCACAATTTCGGCGGTCCACATGTTCGTCCTCATATCAATGTCGGCTGCGTTTCCGGCTTAAAATGCACTCTGAGTTGATCTAGCAGCAACGTAGCGATCGTGTCATGCGCTGCGACGACCCCCTTATTGGCTTTTGCCCTGGAATACATTTCAGCCAAGTCGGCGCCATCCAGCACTTCAAGAAACTTACTTGCGTCATTGGCATACCAGGTCGGATTCTCGGCCATGATCCGGCTTACTGCCTTTATGACTGGCGCAATCAGCATGTTGCGATTGTTCTCGCTCTCCGTCAGGACGGTCAACACGTCACGTAAGTGCGTCTCGCCTTTCACGCGTAGAATCTTTGCCAGCGTGTTGCCGGCCGCCGTCTGCATCGACGTAAACGGCCGATGTTGCGCGGGCTGCACAACGGTGACGCCGAAATCTTGGCAGATTTTGCAAAGATCGTTTGTCATGCCGGGAACTGGATCACGTTCTGCGGCTCAGTTTGACGCGATCTATCCTCTTCGTATGCCCGCAACAGGTCTAAGCCGCTCCAAAGGCTAAATTCGAATAAGATTTCTTCGTCTTCAACTGCCACGGCCGGATGGCGTTCTCGAACATTCCTTAGCACAAGGTGATACGACGGCGCCGTCCCGCCTCGGTATCCTCCGGCAAGGATGGCAATACTGGCCAATACCTGTTCACGCTCCAAATCTCTCAACGCATCCTTAATTGCCTCAAGTCTCACTAACGGCGATACCTCTCTGAACGCGTCCAAACTATTATTATTGACCACTTCTGCTGACCCGCCCTCCCATTCAGAAAAATGGCATCTGATTTTCAGCGTGAGCCCCTTCGGATGATTTTTTATCATTCAACACTCCCGAACGTGTAAGTGCGCCCGTTGAAAGGCATCGTCAGCCATTGGCCGTCGTCGTCATCGCGCATCTTGAGCGCGCCAATTTCAGCTTGGTCTCGCCACTTCTCCATCTTCCCGGCCCATTCATCGTGAGCGCGGTGATCGGATTCCTCCGGTTCGCGCTGTTTCAGCCATTTCCGCGGCAGCGTGACGCCGAGCATCACGTCGCTAGCCTGTTTGATGGCGTCACCGCCGTACAGCGCCTGATCCGTGAACCGCCAGGTATTGGCGTTGCCCTGAGACCCGCGAGTAAGCTGCGCAAGCAGGATGATCGGGATATCCAGTTCCTTGGCTAGTTCCTTAAACGCCATCGCCGCGTATTCGACCGTTTCGACCTTGGTCCAGCGCGGATTTTCTGGCCTGACAAGCAGGGCATGATCAATCGCCACACAGCCGAGCCCGTGTTGGCGGTGGAATGATCTGATCTTCGAGCAGATGGCCGATGTTCGCTGCTGCCCGCAGTCGTCGATATAGAGGCGAACACTCTGAGCCTCGTCGGCGGCCTCCCGCAGGCTGTCAAAACCGAACATGTCGATATCGCCGGCCCGCTGCTTCCTGACCGGGATCTGAGTCCAGGATGACAAGGTCCGCATCGCAATCTGCGTCGCGGTCATCTCTTGGCTTATGAGCAACGCAGGCTTTCCGTTCGGACCGCTGGCCGCATGACGGAGCATCTGCAGGGCCAGTGTGGTCTTCCCCTCGCCGCTCCGCGCAGCGATCGTTACAAGGTCACCGCCCATCATCGGGCCGATCAGGCGATCCAATTCGAGGATGCCCGTGGTGACGCCGATCTGGACTTCGCCCTTGCACCGAAAGTTCTCGGCCGTTCGATCCAATGATGTCCGCACCGCATCGCCGAGCCGGGTTATGTGCGACGACACCCCATCGAACACGGTCGAGAGCAGGACTGTCTCGATGTCCGCAATGATATCGCTGATCGATTTGGACGGGTCCTGAGCAGCGTTGCGAGCCGAGACCGCCATATCCGCGATCCTGCGACGGCCGAACGCCTCCAAAATGCTGTCCGCATAATCCTGCGCCGAACCTGCATCCTCTGCGTTGGCGCGCAGCACAGCGATGATCGCTGCCTTTGGTCCGCCCTCGTCTGGATATTCAGGCTGGATTCCAGGATGCGCCGCCAGTGTGGTCAGCGAGACCCTGCGACCCTTCTCGGCAAGATCGATGATCGCCTTGTAAATATCCCGGCAGGCCGAGCTGACCAGCATCTCAGGCTTAACCGTCATCACAGTCCAGACGGATTCGGGAGACCGAAGCAGGCAACCGATAAAGGCACGTTCGATGGCGAGGAGGTCGCTCACGCCGCCTCTCCCACGCCGTTCTGCCAGAGGTCGAGATAATCGAGACCGGCTGGCGGCTCAGCGACGATCAGGCAATCCACGCTTGCCGCGGCGAGCTTCTCCTTCAGTGTGAGAGCCGCTTTGCGGCCGGCCGGGATGGCAGGGACAAAACCTCCATCCTTGCGCCGCATCGGGCGGTCGCCGTCCGGGTAAATATCAACACGATCAACAAAGAGCGGCGCGTCGAACCCGGTCATCCCCGCGGTCGAGAGCACCGACCAAACTGGATAGGCAAACTCGATCAGCGCCCATGCACCGAGAGCCGTTCTGACGCCCTCGGCGACGCCGATCCGCGCAGCGCCGCCGCCAAGCCGCACAGCTCCGCCAGATACCGGGCCAAGCCCGAGCTTCTGCAGTTCAACGTCGGCCTTCTGCCCATCCGGCGAGATAAACTCCCGCCAGACGCCGATCTGATCGCCATGCAGGTTGTCGACGCGGGCCACAAGCGCAGGCATCCGGCCCTTGTCGGGATACGGCAGCGCTGGATGAAAGCCCAAACACTCCGGCCATCCTCCGGGCGGCGTCGGCAATCCAAAGTTATGCAGATAGGTCTCAGCCAAGGTGCCAGCGATCGGCTTGGCCTCTGACCAGATGCGTTGAGCCGTGGCGAGCGTGTTCTCCTGATATGCCCGTTCCTCGGCGTCTCGCTGGCGCTGAGCGGCTTCCGCTTCCTGCCTGCGCCGATCTCGCTCCGCCCGTTCTTCCGCGCTCAGCGGCCTCGCCTTGCCGTTTGGCGGTGGCTCCCCGGTCAGGCTCTCGCAAGCCTGTGTAAACGACAGGCCGGCAACGTGCATCACGAGGCCGATGGCATCGTTGCCACCTTTCGCGCCGCGGCAGTTCCAGACTGACTTCGCCGGATGGATGGACATTCGGTCGCGCCCGCCGCACGCCGGGCACGGCCCCATCCATTCAGCACCATGGCGCTTGAGTTTGGCACCGTGCTGCGCTGCCGCCGTCAGCAGGTCGACGGCGTT